GAGAGGAGGGTTCTGGTCTCGGTAGTCACGCCACCTGTCAGTGTGTTCGACAACCCAACTAACCAACTCTTCGTCGGACTCGGTAGGTTCGTCATACTGACTATCCTCAACTTTATCGTTCATATGTCAATATCCTGTTAAAATGTCCATTGGTTCAAAGTCGTCCATCTCGTAATCTTGGTTGTAGTTACTGATAGCAAGCTGATCCACATAAGAGAGAGCATCTACTAGGTCATCATGGAGACCTGCTGTTGGAAACATACTGATCTGATCCCATGCTTCCTGCCAGTTCTCATCTTCGTTAAAGTGAATACGACCATGCTCAAAACGACCTTGTAAAGCCCAAGCAATACGGTCTTGTTTACGTTTGTTACCGTGGGTCAAGTCTGTGATGTGAGCATAAGTATTGTTCTTACGCATCAAGTCATTCAGGAAAGGCAGAACAGCATTCTTCAATGCTCCTCGTTCAATACCCACAGCGGTAGGCTGATATTCCTTGATAGCTACTAAAATCTTAGCTGCTGTCTCTTTAATATCCCACCGACCATGCAAAATCTCTTTAACCCACCATTCGCCCTCATCGGCAACCTTCACAATGGCAATAGCTGATTCATCTAGCCTAGACTTAACAGCACCGGGATTCTTACCCACTTCTTCAAAACCAGCTAAGTCGATGGCGATAACGTAAGACCCGTGTTGAGGTTCCTTACCTTTCTTCAGCCATTCTTCCTTAAAGATTTCCTGACCTGCGTTGTTGAAGTTAGCCTCAAATTCCTGTCTAAAGACAAAAGAGCTAAGCGTCTTCCTAGCTTCTTCAATCTCCTCAGGAGGGATTGTGGGATTGTCTTTGGTGGTTAAATGCCAAGACTTCCATTCAGGGTTAGTGCCTTCTTTACCTAACTTGAACCACTCGTAAAAATGATTTCTACCGTCAGGTGTTGAGATAATTACAGCCTCGCCTTTCAAGTCAGCCAGAGCAGGTCGAATAATCTTGGTAAAGACTTCTTCCGGGACGAATGCCGCTTCATCTACAACCGCAAAGTAAAGCTTTAAGCCTCGCAAAGCATCTTTGTTCTCGCCGGAGCGAATATGAATCTTACGGCCTGTAACCAAAGTCACATCCATCTGGTTAACGTGAGCAGCTTTGATAACCTCTCGTCCTTGCTCTAAAAGAGCATCCCAAGCGATCTGACGGGCTTGGCCCAGTGTAGGAGCCACATAAAGCACAGCAGAGCCTTCTGGAGCCTCCAAAGCCTTAGCAAGCAGCATCTTGATGGCTAGGTTTGATTTACCACACCGGCGGCCTGCCGCGATAACCTTAAACCGGCTAGGGTCTTGCCAACATTCGATCTGCCACGGTAGGAGACTCCAAGAAAGTTCAGCCATATCTATTTCCTTTTGCAATGTTCTCTAAAGCAGGGAGAACCTGCAAATTCCAAGGAACATGCAAACCACTTACGTTTTCTCCTTGTAAAGGTACGATATGATCCACATGCCACTCTTGGTTCGATTCTCTATTACGCATAGAGGCTACTTGATAGTAGCAACGAATCCGTAACTTTTCCTCTTTTGTCAGCCACTTCGGTGTTCTCTGCATCTTAGCAGCATGCCTCAAAGCAGTGTTCGCATTTACCTTGCCTTTGTTGTTTCTTTGCCAGCGTAAAGCAATTTCTCGAAGCTTTTCACGTTTTTGTTCGGCATAGTCCGACATGTACTTCTTCCGGCCCTCACTGTTATTCTTAGCTGTTTCACACTTGGTGCAATGACCGTTAACAGCCCTTCTCGGAGCTATGTGGTTATTCTTACAGGGCTTTCCTGTAAAGTAGTATGTCTCGCCCTTCATTAGAGCATTTTTACGTTTAGTTTCCATTTTTGATTCCTCTTGAAAAGGATCAGGTGTTTAGACACACGCACCTGTCAACGTGTTTCAAGCCGATCACTCGGTGTCTTTAATTTCTACATCCATGACATCATCAGCAGTCTCAATCTTGGGAGCACCCATAGACGAGATATTGATCGAGATAGTAGGCATACTACCGCCACCTTGTTTAGACTGCTCAAAGGCAGACACAGGCACAATACGATCGACAATCAGCTTCCATGCAGCAGCTTGGTTCTTATGTTCATCATTCAAAGCAGCATCGTATATAGCCTCTAAGACCTTAGCACTCTTAGGTGAGTTAAGCATACGTAGCTTGTATTCGTTAATTATCGCTGTCTCACCTTTAGGACGACCAACTGATCTACTTTCCTTGATTTCAGTAAGTTCTGATTTCTTTGGTCTTCCTGCTTTTCTACTTTTTTCTTCCATTTTGTCTTTATCCTTTCTTAGGGAGACAACCTTAAGATAGACAAAACATCTAACACTTAAAGTACTTTAAAGGAACGTATAAGTTAAGAACTTTATAAGTAAATTATTATAAGTACTTGTTGTAAGTATTTAACTTATACATTCGTTGTATCAACTGTCCAGATTGTGTCGTAACTTAAGAGTCCATCACCTTCTTAGTTACTTTACTTACCTTATATGTATATTATAACACACTTTTTCGTATAAGTCAAGCAACCACTAAAATTTCTTTTACATTTAACAATATTTAAGATATTAGCCTACACTTCTTAGCACTTTAAAGACCGCTTTAGGGTCACCTTTACTTCCTGTACATGGAGGGTTGTCTAACCTACCCTGTTTTCTTTGTAGATCAAGCACTTAACTGCCTCTTTTTTAAGCACTCTTCTGTCCCCAATTAAGTCTATTTTGACTTTTTTGTGAACTTTGTAGGCTCCCACAAAAGTATTTACATACAAGTACCCCTCCCCCCCCTGTCTTTGCTGCACTGCAACATGGCTCTAATGACTCGATGGTCAGTAAGATAGTAAGTACACTTAGTAGTCACAGGCTATACTGATCAGTCATACGTAGTACTACGTAGTCACGTACTGTACTGCACTGTTATGGTGCATACTGGTTAGTCACAATACAAACACTATAGGTAGTGTCTGGACTAGGGTGTACACACTATAGGTAGTGTAGTACTTTGATGGTGCGCTAGTGTGAGGGATGATGTAGGACCTTATACGCTACGCCTACAACGTATACTTAACAGTCACAATGTATACTTAACAGTCACGTTACAGACTATCCAGTCACTATGTTACCAGCAATTATCCAAGCAGGGTAAAGTTATCCACAGCACTGCAAAGTCCATACCTAAGTTATCCACACCTTGTTAGTCTTATATAAGAGTCAGAACTGTGGATAAGTAGTACTACTGGTGTTGATAAGAGTTGCCAAGGGGTTAGGTAGGGCAAGGATCGATCGTAGCTTGTAGGTCGTTTAAACGCTTCCAGCGGAGCGACAGTATTAAAGTGTAACAATGTGTAACAATCAAGCATAAACCTATTGACATCCTCAATCAGTCTGTTATAGTTCAGTCATGGGTTCAGTGATCGGACTGCCCTGCTTACCTCAACCACGAAGGAACACATCATGTTTATCGCAACACTCAACCAAGACCAACACGTTACAGGTGTATACGAAGTTGCTAACGACTACACAGTCAAATTCAATGAGGCTGCCATCACTGAGGCACAATATGCACAGTTTCAACTGATCGAGGCAGTCAAGCACTCGATGGCCTGAGCACTGCGTTGACAGCACAGCCTAAAGCCTGTAACAGGGCTTTGGAGTGTACTTTCACACTAACCACCAAGGACACACCATGAAACACAGTCAACACACAGAGACCTACACAGTAGAGCCTCAAGAATCCAAACTCGAAGCAATGGTTATAGCTGTCTCGTGTATCGCTTGCTTCGCCTTTGTAGGTGTCTTGCTTGCTTATCGCGGGTAATAACAATACACCGTGTAGGGTTTTGTCTAACCTGATAGAATCCTATGCAGTGCAACGTTAAAGCACTAGCTCCCACCAGTGAGTGACTGGCAACTTCAAGGACTATCATGCAAGCAATTCAAACCAAGTATCTCTGCCCTACTAACAGCAAGGGTTCGCGCATCAAAGCAACATGCGCTGCTGGTTCGGTGACCATCAACTATCCACATGAGTTTTCAGGCATGGATTGCCACGCCAAGGCCGCTTATGCCTTGCTGGCTAAGATGCACTGGGATTACAAACTTGTCGGCGGACAGCTTGCTAATCACGACTATGCCTTCGTGATGGTTGATCATTGTCTAACGTCTGATAGGAGCACATCATGCCAAGATATGAAGTCCAATTCAAATCCTCCGGCCTTGTGGCCTTTAGCGCCACTGAACGTGCTATCTGCCAGCACTGGTACGAGTGCAACAACTACGGGCCTGACATGGCCTACTATGACCCTCTAACAGGCGAGATTGTCCCTGACAAGTGGGTTAGAGGTGAAGATCTGGGTTTGTTTGTCGTTAAACGTGTTACCAGCCGCAAGGCGTAAAAGGGGTTGACAAATGTACGATGTAAACGAAGGTAAATACCTTGTGTGGTTCTTGGTCTGTGCTGGTCTCTTGAACTACTTTGTAGGGGCTTATGCAGCATTGATCTTTATGATTGTCTGTATCTTGTTCTCGAAAGGTTGACTACAATGTTAAAATTTAAAGTAATCCGTTCACCTGATGGTGGCTATGTCTGGAAACGCACTGTCTGGCCCTTCCCTGCCTTCCCTAATCCACTCGATACAGGACACAAACGTCCTAAGTTTAACCCTAACAATCATGAGGAGTCACCAGTATGACAGCTAACACAAACACAGGTGGACCAGCGTTTCCAGCATTGGGACGATATGGTCGGTCTGCACAGCTTGAAAGTGCTTTACAGCAAGACGGCATGACACTGCGCGACTACTTTGCAGCCAAGGCGATGCAGGGTTTTGTCAGTGATTCAGAGTGGCGCATGAGCAGGAATCCAAACGAAACCGCAAAAGCCTCCTACCATCAAGCGGATGAAATGATTAAAGCGAGGGGGGCAAAATGACCAAGATCAAACAATTCAGCTACACCATTAAAGGCTTTGACTTCTATGGCCTCTGCGAGACTCAGTCCATCGAGTCCCTGCCCTTGATCGTTCGATGCACTGACCTCTATCTGGAAGGCTATCGAGATGATAACCCTCCTGACATGAGGGATATTGTAGACTATCAGATAATCCTTGACATCGAGGACATGGTAAGGATTGAAGCTGAGAACTGTAATTGATAAATTTAAAGGTTTAAAATGACAAAGAATATTTCTGATAACGCACGGGTGTCTGATAACGCATGG